CTCCAACAACCGTCCCGATTTTGGCAGCTCCTGCACCATAGAGGAAGGCATAAATAAATGTTTTAGCTTGATTCCTCGTTTGCAACCCAGCAGCATTTTGGTTCGCTGTGTGTATATCACCCGATACAACTTCATTTGTATATTCATTGTCATTCATATAGTGAGCAAGCATACGAAGCTCTAAACCACTAGCATCAATACCTACTAACTTATTGCCTTTCTCTACTGTCCATAGGTTTCTACATTCAGGTCCATAGATAGCACCGCTGTTGGGAACTTGAGCCATGTTAGGGCTGTGATGAGTCATACGACCAGTCACAGCACCATTGGTGATAACTTTACCATGCACACGACCATCAGACTGCACTGCTTCAATCCACGATTCTATCTGTGCAATTCGCTTCTGTAACATCAAGTATTCTGCGATGGCTTTCGCTTCTGGGATGTCGATGCCTTCGAGGGTTGTTTCGTCAACGATGACACTACCTTTTTCGGTGTGCTTCTTTGGCTTCCAACCTTTTTCGATGAGCCTTTCAGCGATTTGCTTGCGACTGCCTGGGTTGAAGGGTGTGACGATGTCTTTGAGAGGTTTGCCGAGCTTAGAGATTCTATTGGACTCGACCTTCGCAGGAAATATGCTTTGTAGCGAAGTTGTGTGAGCTTCCAACTTAGTCTTAAGTTCGCATAGAAGCTCTTGAGCACCTCGTTCATCGAGTTTAAAACCGTTTCGTTCTTGCTCCGCAATAATGATTGCGACTTGGTGTTCAAGTTCTTTACTCTTTTCTGAGAAGTCATCTTTCATCTCTCTTTCTAAATGTAAATACAACTGTTTAGTAACTAATGTGTCTTGAATACAATAATCCAACATCTCCTGTGAGAACTTTTCAAAGTCGTTGAACTCTGTCTTCGGATAGCCTAGTCGTTTACCCCACGATTCTAGGCTGTGTCCATCTTCTAAACTAGGATTGTATAGTCTGGACAACACCAAAGTATCAACCACTTGTGACTTCTTAACAGTAATACCCCATACTCTTTTTAAGACAGGAAAGTCAAAGAAGATTCCATTGTGTGCAATGATTTTATCCGCTGAATCTAAATAAGATTGTAAGTTATCAGGCTTCACAAAGGTAGACACAACATCTTTGTCAATGTCTCTACAAACTACACACCATATCTTATCGTGTTGGAGGTTTGTTTCAATGTCTAAAACTATTCTCATATTTTTATTGTACGATAAAGCACACCATCGTGCCAAGCTTTTTCTGGAGCTTGTTCAAATCTTTCTTGTAGTGTCTCAACACTCATCAATACTGGATTCTGTCCTTTAAAGCAAAAAGCATAGATAAGAGGTGCTCTTTTACTAGAATAACTAGCAACCAGTTTCGGAAGCAATCTCATCTCTTTTACTTTAATGTTTGCAGTTCCCTTGACACTAACGACATAGGTCTTAGTGGGTGTGTTTAGAATGTAATCAGGTGCATTACGAAGTATTGGGTTCAGTCTAGGAAATCTAGGAATATAACTATCAGTAGCATTAGAACCAAAAACAGTGGCAACATATCCTTTAGACTTAGCCCACTCTTCAAATAGCTTTTCACCTACCTGGACTGCTTGTCGTGCTTCATAGCTATCAGCACCACTTCCTATTTCAATGTCAGCCATAGTCCCACCTGTGCAAAAGCATAACCAACCCATATCATTGCATTAGGAATAGAACCTTTGGTTAGTTGTAAGACACCAACAATCAGATAGCCTATTCCAGTAGCACCGACAATTAACTGCTCAATCATTTCTTAGCTTTCTTTGGTTTAAGGTCTTCTTTAGTCTCTTTCACTGCTTTGATAATCTTAGACTCTTCTCTAGGCTCATTGAATAGTTCAGCTAATAGTGTCTGAATCTCAGGCTCTGTCATCACCCATGATGTTCCATTGTTAAAGAATACATGGCGGTCAATGATGTAAGTAATGCTGTCAATGTTAATGACTCTGTCCCCAATTTTAATCATACTTTGTATACCTTTGTCCAAGTAGCGAAGTGATGAACAATGCCGTCATTGTCATAACAGAAAGCATAGTCACCAGTGAAGTTCTTTAGCTTAAATACATGGTTGTGTTTATCTCCACCAACAATAAACTTATCACCTTCGTGTAGCTTATCCAGTTGGCACATATCAGCTATATCGTGTTCGTTAATCATTTATTCACCTTTGTTTCTAAATTCATCAATAGCTTCATCAAGCATAATGCCTGTTAACCATTCCCAGTTGTTGCCACGACCATCACACAGTAACACTGTCGGTGCTCTAACTTCCTCTGGTAAGTCCCATGATGCAGTCTTAAGCCATAAGTATCTCTCAGCATTGTCGAACATCTCACGATTGTCCTGAATGCGACATAGGATATTCTTGTTCAGTTCTCTTAGTCGTTCAATCTCATCACATAATCTATTGATGTATGTTCGTGTGACATAGTATTCGTCATGCTTGGCATACTTTCGTGCTTCTTCTAAAATATCTTTCATAATTCCTCCGTTGTTTCAAGCATTCTACCAGTGTGTGATTGATAAAGCAAATGACCTGCCTGACCAGTGAATCCACTAAAGCGATTCTTCAGCACTCGCACATGAGTGGTGTTTCGTTCAATCATATCAGTAGCTTGTCCGTTTCGTTCTAAACCAATCACAATGTCGCTTAGTTGTGCAATAGCACCTGAACCACGAAGTTGTGCTAACGAAGTTGCTGCACCTTCTTCATGCCCTTTTGATTCAGGTCTCTTTAGGTGTGATACACAAATGAGACTGATTCCTGTTTCCTGCACTAACATACGAAGTTTAGTCATAATAGCATCTAGTGCTTTTCTTTCATCTCCTACATCCCCACCCGATACGATAATACTAAGATGGTCGAGAAAAACATAACCGCAGTTAAGACCCTTAGCCATGTATCGAACACGATTGACGATATTCTCAAGACTAGTAGAACCGAAATGGTCAAATAAATATAGTCTATCAGTGCCAAGGGTTCTATCGAAAGCATCTTTTAACTCCTGTTCTGTTACTTCTACATCAGGTAAATGAATTGGTCTGTTCACTGCCAAAGACATGAGAGACCTAGCTGTTTTACGGACTCCCTCTTCAAGAAACATAAGTCCGATGTTGTCAGTTGTTTTATTAAGTATGTGCCACACAATTTCTCGTAAGAATTGAGACTTACCAAGTCCCGAGCCAGCAGTAACCATAACCAACTCTCCTTTTCTAATCCCATATGTAAGCTTATTAAGTGCTTCATACGGGTAGTCGCAATCAGCCTTCTCAATAGGAGTTGATACAACTTCCCAGAGACTGTTACCTTGAATGATTCCATCAGGGATATAAGACTCAGCACTCCAAAAAGAATCAATGAATTCTTTAGTAGCATTATTCTTAAGATAATCACAGGCATCTTTAAATCCTTTCTTGTGTTTCATGACTTTAACTTTACCGCCAAAGAGTTCTGCTACTGCTTGTGATGCTTTTAGTCCTGGCTCATCACCATCAAAACATATGACAATGTTCTCAAAGCTATCAATCCACTCATACTGTGCTTTACAGTCCTTTAGGGCAGCACTAGCACCATTACGAATAGAGACACAAGGATACTTACTGCCTTGCATCTGATAAGCAGCCATAGCATCTAATTCACCTTCGCAGATAGTTAAATATCTACCACCCTTAGTGAAGTTCTGTTGTCCGAACAGTGTTGCATCTTTGAAGTCCCCTGAGATACTGAATTGTTTGTGTTCAACATCTCTGGTCTTCACTGCCACCATAAGACCATCACTATCATAATAAGGATAGTAATGCTTATCTCTAGCTTGTTTAACTCCATAGGCTAGGCAAGTAGACGAAGTAAGACCACGGTCAGGGATAGAAGAAGTAGAAGCAGTGTCATAAAAGTTTAAATCCTTGTTCATTGGTTTTCTTTCAGTATGGTGTTTTAGTTCAAAAGAACCATCACCGTGTTTATATGTTTTGCACACATGACAATATTGATGATTGTCGTCATATAGACTATTACCATCACTACTACCACACTCTTCACAAGGTATGTGCTTTATGAATTTAGAGTCATTCATTTAATCCCATGCCTTTCTTCTATTGCCCTAATAACCCTGTCCAAACCAATAACCTTTTGAGTAACAGAACAATTAAATAATTTAGCAATCAAATGTTCGTAATACTCTATTTCCTCATCACTCAACGGCTTTAGTTTTTCAATCAATGTCTTGTAATCATGCTCATACAAAGATGCACCAATCAAATCTCGTATGATTCTGTCATTTTCTTCTACAAGTCTGCGAATCATTGATGAAGCATCATAAAGTGATTGTTCTTGACAATTGTCATTAGGACATCCACTACTCAATGTATATCCATGCTGACATTCATTGTTGTCTAAATAGTTTTCCCATAATTCATCAGCTAACTTCAATGCTTCCGTCTTCATTTCCATTTCTTTAAGTCCTCTAGTCTGTATGCTTCTCTCAAATAGAAGTCAAGAGCTTCGCTAATCAGTTCTGCATGGCGGTCATAGTTACATTCCACAATGCTAGTGATTCTCTTAATCTCTTTGTTATAGGCTTTAACCTCAGCCATCACTGCTTGATGGTGTGGGTCTTTTTCCATCTCTGCTAACCACTTATCAATCAAAGCCTTGTTCTTTTCAAATAGTTCGTTTGTCATTTCAATACTCCCAAAGAAAAAAGAATCTGTCCTAATACAGCTATTGGCATAACAATACCAAATAGGCTAATAAATAAACCTAAAACTGAATCATTGCATTTATCTGTAACAGTATCAATAACAAAACAAGCATATGGAACATAACAAATCATTGCTAAAGAAATTAAAATAATCATAATCTTTCTACTCCTTGTTTAATCCTATACGGAAATCTGTTTTCAATCCAAAAGCATCTTCTCTCACCATAGTCACTCATGGCACGATAACCAGTCCACCCTTTATAACTGTTACACTGGTCAATGTTATCGACATAGCCATGTAATGAGCCATAAGCGAACCCACCCATAAAGACCAGTATAAAAGACAATGCTCGTATCAACATGGTTCTAACTTATCTAGTTTACTGTCTAAAATGTTCGCTAAATCGGACATTATTTCGTCATAGCCATATTGTAAGACCAATTCAGCCATATCGTTTAAGACATTGTGTCTATTAAATTCTTCGTATTCTTCTTTGCTCATTTGTTGTAAGTGTAACATCATTCCTCCTATTGTGTTTCAGTAGGGTAAAAACATAAAGACAAAAAGTCAAGATAAATATTTTTCATAAAGGGTATTGACAAGATTTAGACACACCTATATAATGCTCTTCAACAAGGTTCTTTACTGAATGTTCTCTGTAAGGGTGATTGTTGATAGTAGTTATTCTAAAGAGTGTCGTCATAGGTCTATATAGACTATATAGGGCTAAAGTGTTCACCATAGTTCACCTCTCGTCCCAAATATCTTTGTAGTAGTCATCTTCAGGTTCGTCATAGAAATCAGCATCATCACCATCAAGTAACTCTTCAACCGCATCTAAATCCATCTCAGATAACAGGTCATTCCTAACCTGAATAGGAATGTTAGTGTCTTTTAGACAGTTACTACACATCTCTATAAATCTCTTAGTAACTGCATGGCGAAGAGTTACCTCATAGTCTGTCAATACTGCATTGCAACAAGAACATCTCATAGCTTTATCTCCTTTAGATAGTTACCCCATTGGTCTGCCATAGCATCAGCGATGCCCTGGAATGTCTTATTCCTCCACTTTTCTCGCATCTTAGGTGATAGTTTACTAGAATCAGCATACCACTTATTCATTCGTTTACCGCTAGGGAATGTAACAAACTCACCTTTGTCTACAATATTTGTAGGTTTTAGTGGTGGTAAATCTCTCAACCATAAACAAGTTGATTTTGTAGCTTTGTGTCCATAATGCCAAGGTTGAATTATTTGGTCAGGCTTTCTGTATTTGCTTGACATAATCCCAACAGGATTCTCAATCGCATAGTGCGGTATTTTGCTATTAACTAAAGCCATAAAGAAATCTATGCCTTGTTGTTGTCTGCCGTCTGCAATCTTTTTAGCAAAGTGCCTAGCACCTGACACCGCTAAATGTGTGCATGGTGGGTGAGCAATCATTAAATCCCACCCATCGTTAATAATGTCAAAAACATCGCCTTGATAGTGTGGTCCAGGAACATCAGTAGGCTCTAAATCGCATGACATAGCATCAAAACCCCTGGCGATAAAAGCATCTCTTACAGTTCCACTAAATTCACAAGCAACTAATATTTTCAAAATACCTCCTAGAATCAATTAAAATTATACTACCTATACCTACCTATTACCTAGTCTAAATAAACTCAATACAAGCCCGTTTAGAGCTTCCTAGACATACTTTATAGGTCTGCATAGCCTACTTTCTGTATAGCATAGTCATAAAGACTCAGTTTAGGCGGTTGAATACTTACAATTTTTACTAAGTAATCCCCTGATGTCATCATCTTTACTGCTTCTTCGTGAGACATAAAGATTCTGACTAAATCCCCTTGTTCGTCTCTTAATTCATATCGTTCAATCATTTGTTGCACTCCGTTAGTTGTTTAAGGGCATCTGTTATAGATTCTTCATCTAATCCCTGTATATTAGCCCATAATAGCTGATTATAGCGAACATAATCTGTATCCGTGTAGTCATAGCGACAGATACTGTATAGACTTCGTTTAAGTAGGTCTAATCGGTCTGTCATAGCATCTCTTTCGTTAGTTTTAGTTCATTGGCATATAGCATAAATAGGTTGTTCTTTTTCATTAGTAACTCTCTGTATCGTTGCGGTGTCTTAGCTTTGTTCAAATCTGCCCTATGGTATCGTTTCTTAAGTGGTTCTTTGAATTTAAGCGGTTTAGCGGTTTCATCAAAGGTATAAATCTCTACCATGCGAGGAAGGTTATTAGACTGCATCTCAATGGCTTTACCTGCTGACTTGATAGCATTACGAGCCTTTAGGCAGTTGATAGCATTGTGAATTGGGTCTAGTTTGCCAGTGATACCAAGATAAGCACCCAGTTGTTTGGCTGTCATAGGTTTAGTTTTTAAAGCCTCTGATAGCTTTTGTGTCATAGTGCTCATTTTCTAGCCCTCTCTGTCGGTGGAGTCCAACCCATAGCCTTAAACCTTGCCAATAGGTCGTTATATTTATGATAAGTCCAAGCCTTGTCATTGATTGGTGGATTGTCATTGGTGTATTTTGATGGTTTGATTTTTCTCATGCTTAAACTTCCTCTTCTATTTTCTCATTAAGCCATTCGCCATAGTCATACTCTTCCCAATCGTTTTCAGGGTCATATTGAAAGGCTAAATCGTCCGCCTGTTCTTCGCTTTCAGCTTGGACAGTCTTTTTAAAGTAAATCGTTTGACTTGCATAAATTGTGTAAGTTTTCATTGTGTCACCTCTTAAAATTGTCTAAAAATATAAGAATCTCTATCTGTTTTACCTAGAACCCATGTATTTTGTTCTAAGTAGCCCATGATTACATCATCAATGCAATCGTCTTCGACATCATCATAATCAATGTTGTATTGTCTTAAAATCTCTGTGTAGTGCATCTCGCAAAAGTCGCAACATATAGCGATTACATCTAATTCCATCTCTTCGCCTGTATCGTCCTCTAATTCCTCTAAGCCATTGAATAACACCTCTAATCCCTCATGGGTGAAATTCATTGGTCTAATAGACATAAAAGCATCTGTAAATTGTGATAATCCGATAGTTTGTTTCATGGTTTTATAGTCCTTTAGTAATGTTGTCAAAATATTCTTGCGGTTTAGTCACTGCACAATGTGTCCACTTGTTAATATGTCGTGTAGTGGTGTTTGACCACTTTTTATCTGTTTTATAGAATTGTCCATCAACCCAACAAGCTACTGGTGTTTGATAACTGAACAGCACCTGAGTTCCGTTTGATAGTGTTAATTCTGTCATATTTGATTGGATAGATTTTAAGTGCATGATTGATACTCCTATGATTAGTTAATAGTTGTAAGTGCTACTGCCCAAAGATAGCCTAAGCTAACTGCTAAGACCAACATTGTGATTGTGTTGATAATAAAGTTTTTCATTGTGTTACCTCTTATTTAAAGTGTGAGTTATATTCTTGTTCAAGTTCTTGTTGAGATAGACCTAGAAAGTATTCTTTCCATTCTGTATATTCCTGACTATCTAAACCCCAGTATGCTTCCTTCAAGTCTAAAAGTTGTTCTAGCATCTTAACCCCTCAATGTATCAATGTTATCAATTACAAACTGAGCCAATGTTAGAGCCTGTCTGTCTGTCAGGTTTAACTCAGTCTTACCGAATGTATAGACACTATTAAATAATATTGTGTTCATGTTGTTACCTTTCTATGTTGCACTGCATTAAAATTTTTACT